ACAACCGCAATGTCGGCCCCGCAAAGCTGGCGCAGTTTGCGTCTGACATGCGGCATGGACGGTGGGCGCTTAATGGCGAGCCGCTCATCATCGCCAAAACCGGCGAGTTGAATGACGGTCAGCACCGGCTCAACGCGCTTATCGAAGCCAACGTTTCCCTGCCGATGATTTTCCAGTTCGGCCTGGAGCGCGACACTCGGTTCACCGTGGATCAGGGCAAATGCCGCTCGGCGGCAGACTACCTCGGCATGGAGGGAATGCCGAACGCGACGGCCACTGCCAGCATCGCCCGGCTTGTCATCGCTTATGAGCAGTCCGGCTACGACGGCATCGCAGACGCCAACCGAGTCACCAATGCCGAGGTCCGCGCCCGCGCCGAAACCGACGAAGATCTGCGCGTCTCCGCGTCGTTCGCCGGCAGTCATCACAAGGCGACGCGCAACTTTGCCGCGCCGGCAATCATCGGCTTCTGCCACTACGTTCTCACCGACGAGCATCCCGGCGATGCCGACATCTACATGCAGCAAATCTGCACAGGCGAGGGGTTGAAGAAGAACGACCCCGCCTATGTCGTTCGTGATCGGCTACTCAACCTCGGCCGCAATCGCGGACACAAGATAGAGATCATTCTGCGCGGGTGGAACGCCTATCGGTCCAACCGCCCGCTGAAACTCGTCAAGGTTCTCGGCAACCTTCCGGCGCTCGTCTGATGCTTCCGGTCATCCAATCATCGCCGAGCATTGAATCGCTCCCCGCACTTGTTGACCGGGCCGCATCAATGCTCGCCAGCGCCAAGGACTCGGCGGAAGTTCTAGAGGCTCGGGGCATGGCTGATGTGGCCTACACCGCCGCCAAGGTCGCCGCGCGGCTCGCCAAGGCCAAGGGCGCGTTCGATGATGTCATTACCAAGGTTTGGCGGGCGCAAGCCGATGCGCTCCAGATCGAGGCCATGGCGAACCGCCGCATTGCCGATGAATATGACGCCGCGCAGTTGCGGGGCGAGGTCAAATCGGTTGGCAATCCCAATTATTCCAATGCGGAAGAATTGGCGTCGGCAGCCGATATTGGACTGACCGCAAAAGACATTCACGAAGCGCGCGAGATCAGGGACGCTGAAGAAACCTATCCTGGCATCGTGCGGCGGACTTTGGACTCGGCTCTGGAGGCTGGCGAAGAGCCGACGAAAGCTGCGGTGCGGCGCGCCATCAGTCGCAGACCGCTTGCCGCCGATATGCCTGCGACAGCTAAGCAGCTCGCCAATCTTCGCAAGGCATGGAGCGAGGCGTGCCCCGCAGTCCGCCAGCATTTTCTCACCGAGATCACAGAAAGGGTCGCAGCATGACCCGCACCAATCCCCAAGCCGTCATTCCCGGCGGCGGCCCGCAGCAGTCTATAGTCCCCAAGGGTGCTGCGGGTTCCTCTAATGTCCGCCCGATCCGCGATGCTTTGTTCAACGGCCCGGTGGAATATGTCCCGCTGCGCCGCGCTCGGCATGTGACTGTTCCGTCGCTGTTCGAGCGGATCGCGGATGCTCTGGATAGCCCCTTCGGCTTCGGCGTTTTCGTTGGCTTCGTGGCTGGCTGCTTCTTCACGGTCGGCGCTGCGTGGGTGTGGAGTTTCTTCCTGTGAGCGCGGCGTTCACGCCGGGGCCGTGGTGGATCGGGTTGGCGCATCACGGGCGCTCGATCAACGGCGCGAAGATCATGTCGGGAGAGGCGGTTGACCGACCCACCCACGTCGCCACCATTAGTACGGCTGCTGACAAGCCGCTTGAGCAAAAGGAGGCTGACGCCAATCTCATCGCCGCCGCGCCGGACTTGTTCTACGCGGTCCACGACCTTCTCGGGTGCCTCGTGCCGCGCCCGCCAACCGCCGCCGCCGTAGCGACTACATTTACTCCAGATTACGCCATCGCCAAGGCCAAAGGCGCCCTCGCCAAAGCGCGCGGAGACGCCGCATGACCCGCTGCATCCACTGCAACATAGAGATGATCGACGGGCAATGCCCCGAGTGTTTCTCGATACAGCTAACCGAATTGTGGCGGCGCCAAGATATGGCCGAGATGCTCACAAAGTCTGAGCGCGATCCGCTGAAGAATCTCGAACCGAAGCGGAGGCGCGCGGCGTGAAGGCGATCCCAACCAACCCCCTCGCCAAGCATCAGCGCATGATCGACGCCCTGTGCGCCGACATTCGCGACAGGGCGGCAACCGGCTTTCCGCGCACTGATGCGCTTCGATACCTCAATTCCAGGGAGGCGGGTGACTCCAATAAAGCGCCCGCCAGCGATCATGGCAACGCAGCCTAAACACCCCAACCTAAACGCGGCGCTGATCGCGGCCCAGGCCGAAATGCCGCCGCCGCGCAAGGATCGCGAAGTATCCGTTCGCATGAAGAGTGGAGGAACCTACAAGTTCAGTTACGCAACAATGGCGGGCATGGCTGACGCGGACAAACCGCTCCTCGCCAAGCACGGTCTCGGCTTCGTTCAATTCGTCGCGGACGGCGCGATGGTTACGCGCATCATCCATGAGAGCGGCGAGCATCTAGATTGCCCCTTGCCGATGCTCACCCTTCCCAACGCCCCGCAAGAAGCGGGAAGCATCATCACCTATTTCAAGCGCTACTCCTACGCAATGGCGTTCGGCCGCGTCGCGGAAGAGGAGGATGACGCGAATATCGCCGCTGGCAACGACTATGTCCCGGCCCACCGCCCGAACGGGAATGGCAAGGTCAACGAAGAGCAGTTTCACGAACTTCAGGCGGCAGTCGATCGTACTGGGGCCGACCTCGCCCGCTTCTGCAAATACTTCAATGTGCGGAGCCTGAAGGACGTTCCTGCGAGCCGCTTCCAAGAGGCACTCGGAGCCCTGGAGGCGAAGGCCAAGAAGAACGGAGGCTCCCATGCAGCAGCGCACTGACGATTGGCTCAAGGCGCGGCTCGGCAAGGCCACGGCCTCGCGTGTCGCGGATATCGTCGCAAAGACGAAATCAGGCTATGCGGCCTCGCGCAAGAATTATGCCGCGCAGCTCGTTTGCGAGCGCCTAACCGGTCAGCCCCAGGACGGCTTCACCAATGCAGCGATGCAGTGGGGGACGGAGACCGAGCCGCAGGCGCGCAACGCCTATTGCTTCCACCGCGACCTCGACGTGAGCGAGTGCGGATTCTTCGATCATCCGAAGATCCAAATGTCAGGCGCCTCGCCAGACGGGTTGATCGGCGATGACGGGCTTCTTGAGCTCAAGTGCCCGAACACCGCAACACACATTGAAACGCTGCTCGGCAGGGCGGCGCCGGCCAAATACGTCCACCAGATGATGTGGCAGATGGCCTGCACCGGCAGAGCATGGTGCGACTTCGCGAGCTTTGATCCCAGGCTACCCGAAAACATGCGGCTGTTAGTCGTTCGCCTTCGCCGCGACGACAATATGATCGCTGAGCTGGAAGCCGAGGTTTCCGCCTTCCTCAAGGAGGTTGACGAAATCGAGGCGCAGCTTCGCGAGCGTTACGACGCCGACCTAGCACAGAAACTCAAAACTTCACTGGAGGCAGCATGAGCAAGCGAATGACAATCGCCACCCCCCGCAAGGGCAAGGACGGCAAGACCTTTTGGACGAACATCGGAACCGCCTGGTTCAACGACAACGGCGGGATCCAACTGGTGTTCGACGCGCTGCCATTGCCGGACGCAGAGGGCCGGTGCGTGGCCAACCTGTTTGAGCCGCGCGAGAAGCTGACGGACACCGCCCCGCGTCGTCAGCCGGCGACTGTCGATCTGGACGATTCCGCGCCCTTCTGATGCTCCGGCGAACCGCCTTGAAAGCCAAGCGGCATCACAAGTCCGCTGAAGCGCGCCGGTTCCATGACTGGGTTGCCGAGCAAGGCTGCCTCGTCAGTGGTGAGGAAGCGACAATCCACCATGTGACGGGATATGCGGACAAGCCTGGGCGGTTCAGCCGCAGCGATTGGCTGGTGGTGCCGCTTGCTCCCCGCTTCCACCAAAAGGTGTTCGATCCGTTCGCGAACGATCCGATTAGTGTCGAGGGCCTGAGCCACCAAGGGTTCTTCGAGAAATACGGCATCGACTTGCTCGCAGAGGCGACGAGGCTAGCCGAGACATGGCTGCGGAGGGCGGCGTGAACGCGATTGTCACAACCGACACCATCGAACGCGCGATCAACGATGCAGAGGATCTGTTCGTCCGCGCAGGCAAAGCCAAGATCGCCGCCGAGGCTGCTGACTTGCGCCGCAAGCGTGTCAGGGCTGCGCTGTTCGTCAAATACAAGGGCGAAGGTCGCGGAGCCGGTGAAAGCGAGCAAATGGCGGAAGCCGACCCGGTTTACGAAGCGGCCTGCGTCGATTGGGAGCTAGCTGCTTACGATGCCGAGGCATTGAGAGCCCAGGCCGAAGCCAAGCGCATGAAGTTCGATGCATGGCGCACCGCCAACGCAACGGAGCGAGCAAGGATGAATCTGCGATGACCGCCCGCCTCAAGAAGATCACCAAACTAACGCCCGAGCAGGAAGCCGAACTTCCGCGCTTCCGCCAGCGCTATCTCGATCTCGCCTGTAACGGCAAGCGGATCGACCGTGAAGCGCTGCAAGCCGCGCTCACGGACGCCTACGCCGTCATCGGCAAGCCCCTGAGCTGGTCCCCGAGCTGGCCCCAGAGCTGGTCCCCGAGCTGCTGGCCCCAGAGCTGGTCCCCGAGCTGCTGGCCCCAGAGCTGGTCCCCGAGCTGCTGGCCCCAGAGCTGGTCCCCGAGCTGCTGGCCCCTGAGCTGGTCCCAGAGCGAATTTTTTAAAACATCTTCTCGCGGTAGCTCGAAGATCTGCTCGTCCCTCGCACCGACGATGCCCTTAGGACATTGCTCACCGAGCGAGACGAATGCGAACGCCGCATAGCCGAGATCGATAGAGAGATGCTTCCTTATCGTAAGGCGTATGCTGCGGAGAGGGGTGAGTTTCTTATCCCTAGCCTCGCGAGATTGCGTCGGGATCTGATCGCATGACTAACAGACCTAATCCCATAGCCCGACCAGATCAGGGCGTTCCGGCTTCGCCGTCGGGCCACTCGGGCTCCGCCCCGAGCCCTGAAGGTCTCGGCCATACGGCGAGTGTCCCTAACGCTAGGACGATTTGTTGGTTTTCATGCGGCGCGGCAAGTGCCGTCGCGGCAAAACTCACGCTGGCTGACACACCCGATGCCGTGATCGCTTACTGCGAAACAGGCTCGGAGCATCCCGACAACGAGCGCTTCCTTAAGGATTGCGAGGCATGGTTCGGGCAAGAGGTCGTTCGGCTGCGCTCACCCGAGTTCGCGGATACCTGGGCCGTTTGGGCGAAGCGCCGCTATCTATCCGGCTTCGACGGTGCGCCGTGTACCAGTGAATTGAAGGTGGCTCCCCGGCTCGATTTTCAGCGCCCGTGGGACACTCATGTTTTTGGCTACACCGCCGACAAGCTCGACAAGAAGCGCGCTGACCGGATGCTCGAAACCTATCCCGACATGAAACAGCGTCACCCGCTGATTGAGCGAGGCATCACCAAGGCGGGCGTCCTCGCTATCATCCAGAGCGCCGGGATCGATCTGCCGCCAATGTATGCGCTCGGTTTTCACAACAACAACTGCATCCCGTGCGTGAAGGCGACCAGCCCGGCCTATTGGGCGCTCATTCGCCAGCATTTTCCTGAGCAGTTCGAGCGCATGGTCAAGGTGTCCCGCGAGTTAAATGTGCGCCTTGTCATCCTGCGGCGTGAGGGCAAGAAAAACATTCGCGGCTTCATCGATGAGATTCCGCTCGACCAACCGACAACCAACCCCATTGTCCCGGCGTGCGACTTCCTTTGCCACCATGCATCGCAGGACTGGGCAGCATGAGAACCGAGGTTGCCCCAAGCTGCGCGGTGAGCATCTTCATCGCTGGTGGCTACGGCCAAGCGCTTGAGACGTGCCGATCCTTTTGCGATGAGATCGGGTACTGCGTCACGGTCACGCCGACCACATATGTTTATCGGGACGGCGAAGAAGAGGGCGTTGTTGTCGGCCTTATCAACTACCCGCGTTTTCCTGACCATCCGGCGCGCATTGAGGACACCGCAATAAGGCTCGGGATGCGCCTGAAAAAGGCTCTCGGCCAAGAGAGTTTCAGCGTTCAGACGCCGACCACGACAACGTGGTTTAGCTGGCGAGCCGCCGACCTTGCGATAGCGACAGGCTCCCGAAGGGCGAAAACGCCAAAGGCGGTTGAGTGCGAAGCAAACCAGAGCGGCGGCGCAGCCGCATCGCCCAACCCCAACCCCGATCCAGGTCCACCGGGGGTGAGGTCGTGAGGGCAGAGCGGATCGCTTTGATGCCTGATTGGCCGGCCCGCATGGGCGAGGACATGGCGGCGCTCTACCTGGGC